CCAATATTTCTGCAGCAGGACTAACTTTACAAGCTACTCTAAATAACCCGAGTACGAGAACGGAAAATGCAGTTAGTATTTCTGGTGTGTCCAGCACATCATCATTAGGTTCTATATCCTCGATTGGTAAAGCTAATATAACTCCTGTAGGACAAGTAGGCACAACAGGAGAGCCAAAAGTATTAATTTGGAATATGGTAGACGATAGTCAAACACCGAACTATAGTGATGTTTCTAGCAGTCAAACACCGAACTATGGTAACGTAAACGATACTCAAACACCTAATTGGGAAGAAGTAGCTTAATTTTTATTTATTAATTATAATTGAGGCACTATGGCGAGTACATACGAAAACAATCTCCGATTAAACGAAATGGGGACTGGGGACCAGTCTGGTACATGGGGACAGGTAACTAATACTAATTTAGATTTAATTGGTGAGGCTTTTTCTTACCAAACCGAAGCTACGTTCACTAGTGATGGAGCTAAAACTGCTAGTATAGGAGATGGAGTATCTGATAAATATAGAGCGATGTATATTAAAGTTACTTGTGATGGAAGCACCACTTTATCAGCAACTCAAACATTAAACATAGCTCCTAATACGGTTTCTAAAATGTTTATTATAGAAAACGCTACCACAGGCGGACAATCAATAGCTGTATCACAAGGTTCGGGAGCTAATGTAACTATTGCTAACGGAACTGCTAAAGTAGTATTTACTGACGGAGGAGGAACAGGAGCAATAGTTTACGATGGATTCGATAAAATAGATTTAGGAACTAATGCTAAATTAGGCGGTAACACATTTGTTACAACTGCAAGTGCAGATACACTTACAAATAAATCTATAAATTCAGCTAATAATACAATAACCAATATTGTAGACGCTGATATTAAATCTGACGCGGCAATAGACGCTACTAAAATAGCAAACGGAACTATTAGTAATGCAGAGTTTCAATATCTAAATGGAGCTTCTTCTAACATACAATCACAATTAGACAGCAAAGGGGATATTACCGCTGTAGTAGCTGGTCAAAATCTTACGGGAGGAGCAACTTCTGGTAGTGCGACTCTTGCAGTAGCTAGTTCTCCAACTTTTGGAGGAACGGTGACAGCTGCTGCATTTAGTGGACCAATATCCACAACTTCAACAGTACAAGGAAACTTAATACATAATAGTTCATCGGGTTTTTATGGTGCAAGTGCCAATACTGTAAATAGAGCACCTGATGTTTTAAAAAGGGATATAAGTGGAGCGAGTACTGGGGCACAAGTTACAGGATATAATTGGCACCCTCTTGGTACTAATACTCGTAGCGGTTTTAACGGTGCAAGTACTAGTGGTAGTTATATTTACTTACCCGCAGGGACTTGGTACATCACAGGCGATTGTCAGTTATCAAGAATTGCTAGTGATACTGCTGATACAACATATATGTTTTTAGCAACGTCAACAAGTCCTAATAGCCATTTAATAGATGGAACAGGAAATGCTATCGGTGACTGGAGTACTACCTTTTTTAAAGCTGAAGGCACGGTTACAGTAGGCTCTGGTGGAGCATATATTGGAATTCGTTATTACGCTGCGGAATCGGTAGGTTATAGATATGTTAGTTCATACTATAGTAATCAATCCTCAAGTTTCGCTCACTTAGCAGCGTGGAAGATGTACTAATGGCTATAGATAGAACGGGTTTAAACGAAGAAGAAATAAATTTAATTGAACATTGTGTAACTCTTGAAGAACAAGGATTAATTGATTCTGATGGGAGTGTAGTTTCTGGTAAAGAAACTGAGTTTGCATTTGATAATCTTAGTAAATGTTTACAAACAATTTTTGCTGTTGATGAAGCTACAAGTACAAATTCAATAAATAAATTTAAAGCAATGTCTGCGGACACTAAAACTGATAAAGTAAATCAAGAAAAATTAAAAAATATTGCAGAAGCTCAACTATATTTGCGTAGAACAGATTGGTATGTTGTTAGAGAGGCTGATTCTGGTAAGGCTATGCCTGATGATATTAAAACAAAAAGAGTAGAAGCAAGACAAACAATAAATGACCTAGAGGAATAAATGGAAACTTTAGTATGGATAATTATTGGTTTAGTACTACTAAAAATAATTCTTAAAGCCATTAGACCTGATATAAATAGACTTGTCGATAAAAAAATTAAAAAGTATTATAAACTATCTTTAAAATGGCTAGAACGACTGTTACAGAAGTAGATAAAAGATTGAGTGCTCATGAAGCAAGATGTGACCAACGTTGGAAAGAAAACTATAGACGTTTAGATTCAATAGAAAACGGTATTTCTTCAATTAATAAAACAATTAGGAATGGTCTAATATTTACTGCTACTATTTCATTTACCATAATAGGTTTTTTAGTAAAATACACTTTGTTTTAGGAGAGCTAAATGGAGTTTTCCTCAGAAACTAGATTATCAAAACACTTTAAATTAAAAGAATTTGAAAAGTCTCAAATGGCTTACCGTTTAGGTATTGATAATCGAGTAGTAGATAAAACAATATTTAATAATTTAAAAAATTTAAGTGAGGAAATACTTGAACCTGTACGAAATCATTTCGGTAAACCTTTTACTCCTAATTCTGGTTACCGCTGTTTACAGCTCAATCGAAAGCTTGGCTCTCGTGACACTAGCCAACATACTTTAGGTCAAGCCGTAGATATAGAAATCGTTGGTATAGACAACGAAACACTATTCGCATACATAAAAAATGAGTTAGACTTTGACCAAGTCATATTAGAGTACTATGATGGAATAACTCCTGATAGTGGCTGGATTCATGTATCATATGTTAGTCCTGAAGAAAATAGAAAAAACAGTTTCGCATATGACGGAATAAATTATAGAGTAGTTTAATGCCCTTACTAAAATTACAATTTAAACCAGGAATCAATAGAGAAGGTACTAATTATAGTAATGAGGGAGGTTGGTTCGACGGTAATTTAATACGTTTTAATAAACAAAACGTAGAAAAAATAGGTGGTTGGAGAAAAGATAATAGTACAACTTTTTTAGGTAATGCTAGAAAATTACACGGTTGGACTGATTTAAACGGTACTAAGTTTTTAGGATTAGGTACAACTAGTAAATATTATATCGAAAAAGGTGGTTCATTTTATGACGTTACACCATTAAGACAAACAACAGCCGCAGGAGACGTAACTTTTGCAGCAACTAATGGCTCAAGCGTAGTTACTGTTACGGATATTAATCATGGATTAGGGGCAGGTGATTATGTAACTTTTAGTGGTGCAACTGATTTTGGTGGTAATATAACAGCGGCTGTAATAAATCAAACGGGAGCAACATATTTAAATCAAACAGGTTTTATAATCGCTTCTGTCGTAGACGCTAATAACTATACGATAACTGTACCAGTAACAGCTAATTCTTCTGACGCTGGTAATAATAAAGGTGGGAGCAGTGTCATAGGGTACTATCAAATACAAGTAGGATTAGATACTTATGTATCTGGAACAGGTTGGGGAGCAGGAACTTGGGGAGAAAGCACTTGGGGAAGTACAAGTCCGTTAGCTTTTGCTAGTCAACTAAGATTATGGTCACATGATAATTACGGTGAAGATTTAATTATTAATCCTAGAAACGGTGGTATCTTTTTCTGGGACACTTCCGCAGGGGTGGAATGGGCTAGTAATAATAACCATAATAGGGCTAAAGCGTTATCGGACCTCGCAGGAGCTAATTTAGCCCCCACAGTAGGGTTATTTACCCTAGTATCTCAAGTAGATAAACACGCTATTGTTTTAGGAGTAGACCCTATTAACACGGCAGGAACAGCTAGAACGGGAATAATTGACCCAATGCTTATTGCATTTAGCGACCAAGATAATATTGTAGAATGGGAACCTAAAACAACTAATACTGCGGGTGCTTTGAATTTATCCGAAGGTAGTACTATTGTAGGAGCAGTAAAATCTAGGCAAGAAATATTAGTTTGGACAGATACGTCTTTATACAGTATGCAATTTATTGGACCCCCATTTACATTCGGCATAAATTTAATAAATAAAGAAACTGGATTAATTGGACCGAACGCTGCAGTAGTAACGTCTAAAGGTGTTTTTTGGATGGCGGTAGATAATTTTTATGTCTACACAGGTACAGTACAAAAAGTTCCTTGTACAGTTTTGAGTTATGTTTTTGATGATATAAATATTTCAGAAGTTTATAAATTTCATGCTTTTTTAAATGAAGAATTTAACGAAGTAGGTTGGTTTTATACTTCGAAAAACGGTTCTGAAATAGATAGATATGTTTCTTATAACTATGAAATAGGTGCATGGACTTACGGAGTATTAAGTAGAACAGCTTGGTTAGACGCGGGTACAGAACCTTACCCAAGAGCCACAAGTAGTAATTATTTATATGAACATGAATTTGGTTATGATGACGACGGTAATCCTATGACCAATGTTTTTATAGAAAGCTCAGATATGGATTTAGATGAAGGAGAACAATTCAGCCATATATCTAAATTAATACCTGATGTTAGATTTCTAAATAACGCAGCAGGACAGATAAATTTTGTTTTAAAAACTAGAAACGCTCCTGGAGAAACATTAACTACTAAAAGCACTAGTGCTGTAACGAGTACCGCTGCTAAAGTAGATTTACGTTCTAGGTCGAGACAGGCAGCTTTTAGATTTGAATCCGATGATGACGCTTCTTATCCTGGAAACAGTGATACTGGTTGGCGATTAGGTAATAATAGGATAGAAATAAAACCTGACGGAAAACGCTAATGGCTAAACTATTAAGAACGTCATTACCTTTTAGTTATGATGGTCAAGTGAGTGGAGACCTATATAACAGATTACTTAGAGTTTTAGAAATAAATTTAGGAGAGTTCGACCCTGATAATACTAGGCAAATAACTACTACAGAAAAATTAGATAATAAATTTAATTTAGGTTCTATAGTATTCGATACAACGTTAAACGAGTTACAGTTTTATAACGGAGATGATTGGCGAACTATAGCCACAGTAGCTGATGCTGTATTCAGTGGACCGCCTACCAATGGATTAGAGGCTCAGTCCTCTTTAGGTACTTTGTCTGTTAGTGCTGGTGGAGAC